GGCGATATAAACTTAAGCGGGGCATACGTTATTTATCGGAAATTACTCTTATATACAATAATTAATCTACAATAAATATGTGAGGAGATGGAAATATGGTTAAAAATCCTGTTACTGAAGAACGTGAAAAAGTCTATAAGTATGTGAGAACCATGTTGGGCGATGGTATGGTTGATGTAGAATTAGACCCTGATCATTACGAAATAGCCTTGGATCGTGCCATAGCTAAATATCGTCAAAAAAGCCCCAACGCTGTAGAAGAATCTTATTATTTTTTAGAACTTAAAGAAGACACTAATGACTATAGATTACCCAAAGAAATTATAGAAGTTCGCAGTATTTTCCGTCGTACCATAGGTAGTCGTACAGCAGGTGCCAGTGGCGGGACACAATTTGAACCATTTAATTTAGCATATACAAATACATATTTATTGAACAGTACCATGTTAGGAGGTATAGCTACATATGATATGTTTGCTCAGTATCAAAAATTAGTTGGCCGTATGTTTGGTGCATTTATAGAATTTCAATGGATACCAACTACGCATACTTTAAGAATTTTGCAAAGAGCTTATGGTGATGGGGAACAAGTCTTGATAAGAGGTTATAACTATAGACCTGATTATATTCTTTTACAGGATCAGTATGCTGCGCCATGGTTTAAGGATTATGCACTGGCTAATTGTAAATTAATGTTAGGTGAAGCACGTAGTAAATTTAGTCAAATTGCAGGACCTGGCGGATCAGGTGGATTAAATGGATCGGATCTTAAAACAGCAGCTAAAGAAGAAATAGAAAAATTAGAAAAAGATATAGATACCTATGTGGCTGGCGGCACGGGATATACTTTTATTATCGGATAAACTTGACTGTACAAATAAATCCACTTATTATTGAAAAAAAAGGAGTGTCTTATGATTGTAGGTATTTGTGGACTTATTGGTAGCGGTAAAGATACTATTGCTGATTATCTAGTTAATTTCCACGAGTTTAGAAGAGAAAGCTTTGCCCGTAGTTTGAAAGATGCGGTGGCCGCTGTATTTGGTTGGGACCGAGATATGTTAGAAGGTCGTACTAAACAGAGCAGAGAATGGCGTGAGCAAGTGGATTTTTGGTGGAGTAATCGTTTAGGAATGAAAATAACTCCACGTTGGATATTACAGAATTGGGGTACAGAAGTGTGTCGCCAAGGGTTTCATGATGATATTTGGATCGCTAGTCTTGAAAATAAACTGAGAAACAGTGAAGATAATATTGTGATCAGTGATTGTAGATTTCCTAATGAAATTAGTGCTATTAAAAAAAATGATGGTATTATAGTATGGGTTCATAGAGGAAATTTGCCTGACTGGTATGATACTGCTATTAATGCTAACTTAGGTGATAAAAATGCTTTGAAAATCATAAAAGGTATGGGAATTCATCCTAGTGAATGGCAGTGGATTGGTACAGATTTTGATCTAGTCCTTGATAATAATCAAAGTTTAGATGACTTATATGAAAAAATAGAAACACTGATACTTAACAAAACTACTATTTCTTCTCATAATAAAATTTCTTATATGCATTCTACAGGCATCAATTAGATAGTTTCTATCCAAATTCTATTCAGTATTTTTTATTGTTTTACGCTAAATATATTGAGTAAGATTGAGGAGAAATCTAATAATGGCCCAACTAAATTCGCCTGGTGTAATACTTCAAGTTATAGATGAAAGTTTTTATACACCAGCTGCCACAAGTACAGTATCATTAGTAATTCTAGCATCTGCAGAAAATAAGCCTAATGGTGCTAATACTGGTATAGCACCTGGTACGCTAAAAGCAAACGCTGGTTCCGCATATTTATTAACCAGTCAAAGAGATTTATCAGAGGTATTTGGAATACCAACGTTTATAACAGATTCTAATAATAATCCTGTACATGGTAGTGAACAAAATGAATATGGGCTACAGACTGCATATAGTTTGTTAGGGGTCAGTAATAGAGCATATGTGGTTAGAGCAGATATTGATTTAGCTGCATTAAACCCTAAAGCAGATCCACCACAATCAGAACCAGAAGGTGGAACTTATTGGTTCGATGTAATAAAAAGTTCATTTGGTATTTTTGAATGGAATGGAGATGCTAAAGGTGTTGGTAAAGGTCAATCTTACACTAAAAAAATTCCAATAGTTGTATTAAATGAGAATAAGATTGATTTGATAACAGGAGCTCCTTTACCTAGCGTAGGTAGCGTAGGTGAATATGCAATTACTAGTAGATCAAAATTAACGTCCACCTATCAGGGTCCAGATATACTTTGGTATAGAAATTCCACTAATTGGGTAGAAGTCGGAAGTGATGAGTGGCGTATGAGTTGGCCAGCAGTAATAAGCACTAAACAAAATATTAGTGCTGCATCAGGAAAAGATTTAAAATTAGATATAAATGGAGATGGGTTATTTACTGGTTTGAGTGAAACAATTACATTATCAGGTACAACAGCGACCACTATTGCTGCACAAATTAACAGTTGGGCAGCAGCTTCTTCACTAATTAAAGCTTCAGTTACAACAGCAGGTAGACTAGCACTTCACGCAAAAACTGGAAGCATTAAAATAAGTGGGACGGCATGTGATGATTTGGGAATTACTGCTGGTACATATAACAGCGTCAAACTTGAAATAAATCCACATACAAGAGTACCGCTATTTAAAATAGGTGATCCATATCCTAGACCAACAGGTAGTGTTTGGTTAAAAACTACAAATGCTAACGGTGGTGCCAACTTTGTATTAAAGAAATTTAATTCAGAGTCTGATCTATTTGAATTAGTGCCTGCTCCTCTATATCCAACAGCAGCAGAAGCAATTTATGGTTTAGATAAATCTGGTGGTGAAAGATTACGATTAGGTGCAATTTATGTAAAAACAAATCGATCAGAGTTTGAATATACTTATCCTACAGGAGATAAAGGTCCTGAGATAGCTGATTTTACATTTTATATAAAAAATTCAATGGGAGTTTCATCTATAACAAGTAAAAAAATAATGACAGGTACATTGACTGCAGATTCAAATATATCCTTTAAATTGAGCGAAACTATAGTAGGTAGTCCACTTTATTCTAATCCAGTCACTATTACACTTGGTGTTACAGGATTTGCTACTGATGCAGAAGACATTGCAGCAGCTATTAATAATCAAGTTGATTTAATAAATGTTAGAGCAGAAGTAACTGATCAAAATAGATTGGTTATAAAACATAAGCTAGGTGGTGATATTAGAATACAGGAAAGTAATGTAACAACTGAAAAAATATTTACAATTTTATTTAGTAGTGAAAAAAATGTAAATTTACATCCTAGTACTTTTGTTAATCCTACGGCATCTTTCCAACCGCAATGGGAAATAAGCCATTGGCAACCACTAAAATTTGCAGCTAGTGATGAAGCTCCAAATAGTTTAACACAAGATCAAACCATTTGGTATAGCAGTGTATTAGATGAAGTAGATATTATGGTTCATGATGGAACTAAATGGCGAGGATATAGAAATGTATTTCCCACAACTGACCCAAATGGTCCACAGGTACGTGCTACAAAACCATTAACTCAGAGTAATGGAATAACTGCACTTGTTGATGGTGATCTTTGGATTGATACTAGTGATGATGACAATTATCCTATGATTTATAGATTTGATACAAGCAAACCTGGAACTGTAGCAACAAAATGGGTACCGGTAGATAAAACAGATCAAACTAGTGAAGACGGTATTTTATTTGCTGATGTTCGTTGGACAGCAGAAGGTACAGGAGCCGGGTATAATCCTAGTACTATTCCAGAACTTCTTAATAGTGATTTTATTGAAACAGATGGTCCTGATCCAGTATTATATCCTAAAGGGATGCTATTATGGAATATGCGTCGTAGTGGATTTAATGTTAAGAAATTTGTTAGGAATTATATTGATTTAAATGCTACTAATAATAGATTTAAAGTATTAGGTATAAACGGTTTTATGTTAGAAGAATCAATGACTGATTATTATCCACATCGTTGGGTGACTATAAGCGGTAATCAAGAAAACGGTGCAGGATACTTTGGACGTCATGCTCAACGTAGAGTAGTAGTGCAGGCATTACAGGCGGTGACTAATAGTTCAAGAGATATTAGAGAAGAAGCCCGTGTATTCAACTTAATAGCATGTCCAGGTTATCCAGAATTGATTGGTGAAATGATTAATCTTAATTTTGATAGGGGATTGACTGCGTTTATTGTTGGAGATACCCCAGCAAGATTAACACCAGATGCTACTAGTTTGAAAGAATGGGGAGATAATTTACTTCTAGCAGTTGAAGATAATGATGATGGCGCAGCCAGTTACGATGAATATATGGGTATGTTTTATCCATGGGGATTTACTAGTGATTTAACAGGACGTAATATTGTAGTACCACCAAGTTATATGATGTTAAGGACTATAGCTTTGAGTGATAGTGTAAGTTTTCCATGGTTTGCCCCAGCAGGAACACGTAGGGGCGGTATTACTAATGCTAGTAACGTAGGATATATTAATAAAGAAGGTGAGTTCGTAGTTGTTGCTCTAAATACAGGTCAACGTGATACATTATACGAAGTTAAAATTAATCCAATCACATTCTTTACAGGTGTAGGTTTAGTTAATTATGGTCAAAAAACAAGAGCTAAGAATGCTAGTGCTCTAGATCGTATTAATGTAGCCAGACTAGTTGTGTATTTACGTAGACAATTAGATATTTTGGCCAAGCCCTATGTTTTTGAACCAAATGATAAAATTACTAGGGATGAGATAAAGGCTAGTGTAGAAAGTCTATTGTTAGAATTAGTAGGACAGAGGGCATTATATGACTATATCGTAATTTGTGACGAATCAAATAATACGCCTGCTAGAATTGATAGAAACGAATTATATGTTGATGTTGCTATTGAACCAGTAAAAGCAGTTGAATTTATCTATATACCTTTAAGGTTAAAGAATACAGGTGAAATTGCTGGTTTATAAGACATAAATAAAAATAACGGAGCAAAAATATGGCCATAGCAACATTAAATAGATTTACAGTACCACTAGCTACAGACGCAAGTGCTAGTAATCAAGGCATGTTGATGCCTAAACTTAAATATCGTTTTAGAGTAATGTTTGAAAATTTTGGAGTTAGTAGTCCGACAACAGAACTTACAAAACAAGTACAAACTGCTGCTAAACCCAATGTACAATTTCAAAATCAAGTTATTGATACTTATAATAGTAAGATTAATTATGCTGGAAAGTACACTTGGCAAACTATTGCTATAGTATTACGTGACGATGCCACAGGTGTAGTAAGTAAGCTGGTTGGAGAGCAGATGCAGAAACAGTTTGATTTCTTCGAACAAGCTAGTGCTGCTTCTGGTGTTGATTATAAATTTTTGATGCGTATTGAAATAACTGAGGGTGGCAATGGAATACACGTACCGCAAATCTTAGAAACTTGGGAATGTTATGGTTGCTACATACAACAGGCTAATTGGCAATCACTAAGTTACAGTGAAGCAGCTCCACAGACAATTGACCTTAATATTCAACCAGATAATTGTATTCAAATTCCACAAGGCAGTGGTGTTGGTGCAGATATTGGCAGAAGTGTACGTACAATGGCAACTGGCTATGGCGCTTAAAAATACAACAAATAAAAAGGGGCTTAGGCCCTTTTTTATTGACTTTTTATAATAATAGCATATTTTGAACTATAATAAATACTATTATGGCAAGTCCATTTAACGGTTTATTAAATCAAATTGGTAATGGGTTATTACGACCTAA